GATTTCTACGGGCTGCAGGCCATGGCCGTGCGCGCGATGGTCGAGAGCGGCGAGAGCTTCGCCCGGCTGCGCGTGGCCAGCGACGCGGCCGGCATCCCCCTTCACATCGAACTTCTGGATCGCGAGCAGGTTCCGATGGACCTGCACCGCGAGATCGGCGGCGGGGCGCGGATCCGCGCGGGCATCGAGTTCGATGCCACCGGTCGCCGGGTCGCCTACCGGGTCTTGTCCTCCCGCCCGGGCGATCCGCTGGGGTCTCTCCGCATGGACCCGCTCCGCGTCCCCGCCGCCGATTGCCTGCATCTGTTCAAGCCGCTCGCGGCGGGCCAGCTGCGCGGCATCACTTGGCTCGCGCCGGTGCTGTTGCGGCTGCACGAGCTCGACCAGTTCGAGGACGCGGCCCTGGTGAAGGCCAAGGTGGCGGCGCTGTTCACCGGCTTCATCACCGATCCGGAAGGCACCGCCGGTGGGCTCTCGGGCACCAACAGCAGCGGCGCGCTGACCGTGGGCATGGAGCCCGGCAGCCTGATCCCGCTCCCGCCCGGCACCGACATCCGCTTTTCGAACCCGACCGAGCACGACGCCTACGCGCCCTTCGTGAAGAACCACCTGCGCGCCGTCGCGGCCGGACTGGGCCTGCCATACGAGCTGGTCTCGGGCGACCTGGAGGGCGTCACCTATTCCTCGATCCGCGCGGGGCTCATCGAGTTCCGCCGCCGGGTCGAGCAGCTGCAGCACAACGTGGTGGTGCATTTGTTCTGTCGCCCGGTCTGGGAGCGGTTTGTGCGCCTGGCAGTGCTGACAGGCGAACTGCCCGCGCGGGACTTCGACCGGAACCCGGATGCCTACTTGGCGTGCGAATGGCTGCCGCCGAAGTTCGACTACGTCGATCCGATGAAGGACGTGCAGGCCGAGATCATGGCGATCGGCGCGGGGCTCAAGAGCCGATCCCAGGCAATTTCCGAGCGCGGCTACGACGCCGAACAGGTCGATGCCGAGATCGCCGCGGATCGCGAGCGCGCGGAGGGGCTGGGGCTCGCCTTCGGCCAGACGGCGGCGCCACAGCAGCAGAAGGAGGCCGCCGATGGCTGACACAGCGACAACCCAGACATCGACGCGCTCAAACGTCGGGAACGACAACGTTTGCCTGCTCACCCGCCGCGCGACCTTGGCGCCCGCGACGGCCGATCCCGAGGCACGCACCGTCGAGGTGATCTGGTCCACCGGCGCTCCCGTGCGCCGCCGCGACATGGCGGGGCAGTACGTCGAACGCCTGAGCCTCGATCCGCAGGCAGTGGACCTCTCGCGCCTCGAAGGGGCCAGCGTGCTGGACGCGCATCGTCAGACAGCCGTCCGCGACGTGCTAGGCTCGGTGCGCAGCGCCGCCGTGGACGGCAAGTGCGGCACCGCGCTCATCCAGTTCTCGGCCCGGCCCGAAGTCGAGCCGGTCTGGCAGGACGTCCTGGCGGGCATCCTGCGGCACGTCTCGGTCGGGTACTCGGTCGAGGACTGGGCCGAGACCACCGAGAACGGCGCGCGCGTGCTGACCGCCGTGCGCTGGACGCCGCACGAGATTTCCCTGGTGCCGACGCCCGCCGATCCCGGCGCCCATATTCGCATGGAGACAGAGATGACAGACACGACCACCCGAGAGGCCGCCGACACGCCGCCGACCACCGAGACCCGCGCCGAGGCGAATGCGGAGATCCGCTCCATCGCCCGCATCGCCGGGCTGGACCAGTCCTGGATCGACGGCCAGATCGACGGCGGCGCCGATCCCGACACCGCCCGCCGCGCGGCCTTCGAGGCGCTGGCGAAGCGCAGCGCGCCCGCAATCCGCACCGAGCAGGTCCGCGTCGAGATGGGCGACAGCCAGGACGACCCCGCGCTCCGCGCCCGGCAGATGGGCGAGGCGCTCTACGCCCGGATCAACCCGCGCCATGAGCTGAGCGAGCCCGCCCGGCGCTATGCCTACTCGACCCCCGTCGACATGGCGAAGGAACTGCTGACGCTACGCGGCGAATCCACCATGGCGCTGTCGCCCGCGAGCCTCGTCACGCGGGCCCTGCACACCACGTCGGACTTCCCGATCATCCTCGGGGACACGGTGGGCCGCGTGCTGCGCGACGCCTACCAGGCCGCGCCCTCGGGCATCCGCCGCCTCGGCCGCCAGACCACGGCGCGGGACTTCCGCGCGGTGAACAAGATCATGCTTGGCGAGGCGCCGCTGCTGGAGAAGCTGAACGAGCACGGCGAGATCAAGGCCGGGACCATGGCCGAGGCCCGCGAGGCTTACAAGGTCGAGACCTGGGCGCGGAAGATCGGCATCACCCGGCAGGTGCTGGTCAACGACGATCTCGGCGCCTTCGCGGACCTCGCCCGCCGCATGGGCCAGGCTGCGGCCGAGACCGAGGCGCGCATCCTTGTCACCCTCCTCGAGGCGGGCAGTGGCAACGGCCCGACCCTGTCGGACGGCAAGACGCTGTTCCACGCCGACCACGGCAACAAGGCCGGCACCGGGGCTGCGATTTCCGACGCGACACTGTCGGCCGCCCGGCTGGCGCTCCGCACCCAGAAGGGCATCGAGGACCGCACGATCCGCGTGACGCCGCGCAACCTGCTGGTGCCTCCGGCGCTGGAGACCACGGCCGAGAAGTGGCTGGCCTCCATCGCACCCGCGACAGCGGCGGATGTGAACCCGTTCTCTGGGTCGCTCTCGCTGGTGGTCGAACCGCGTCTGTCCTCGGCCACGCGCTGGTATGTCACCGCCGATCCCGGCGAGATCGACGGGCTGGAGTTCGCCTATCTCTCGGGCGCGGAGGGCCCGCAGGTCGAGAGCCGTTCGGGCTGGGACGTGGACGGCGTGGAGATCCGGGTGATCCTGGATTTCGGGGCCGGGTTCATCGACCATCGGGGCTGGTTCATGAACGCCGGGGCGTGAGCATGGCCGACCTCGCCCAGCTCACCGCCTGGCGGGACGCCCTGATGGCCGCGCGCTACCGGGGCGTCCGCACCGTCGAGTACGACGGCAAGCGCGTCACCTACGCGAGCGACGGCGAGATGGCCGCCGCGCTCGCGGACCTCAACCGGCAGATCGCAGGGGCGACCGACCGCATCTCGGTCGTCCGTATCCAATCCTCGAAAGGGCTCTGAGATGAAGAACTACCTCCAAAAAGGGCATATCGTCCGCGTCACCACGCCCGCGGGCGGCATCGCCTCGGGCGACGCGCTGATCGTGGGCCACCTCTTCGGGATCGCCGCCTATTCGTCGGCCGGGGGCGACCCGGTCGAGCTCTCCACCACCGGCGTGTTCCAGCTACCGAAGGCCAGCGCGGCGGTGCTCACCGTCGGCGCGCGCGTCGCCTGGGACAACACGGCCAAGGAAGTCACCACACCGGCGGCCGGGCGGTTCCCCGTCGGCGTGGCGGTCGAGGCGGCCGGGAACGGCGTCACCAGCGTCGCAGTGCGGCTGGATGGGGTGGCGACGGCGGCGGCGTGATCTGTCGGCTGTTTATTGAGGTGACGGTGGCGGGTCGATAGAAATTGGTAGGGGCGTCGGCGCTCCGGATAGGGCACCACAAATAAGGAATGCCGATTGGACCTCGACATCCCGCACCTGCTCACCGACTTAGCTGCGCGCAGGCCAGTCTTTCATTCGGAGGCCGACCTCCAGCACGAGCTGGCGTGGCACCTGCGAGACGTTCACCCCGATCTTCAGGTGCGCCTTGAATACCCGCTCGCCCGTCCGAGCAATGCTGCCATCGACATCCTGGTCAGGAATGGCGGTGAGGAGATGGCCTTGGAGCTCAAATATCTTTCTCAGCGCGTTGAGCACACGATCGACGGCGAGCATTTCGCGCTCAAGCCGCAGGGTGCACAGGACACTCGGCGTTACGACGTGCTGAAGGATATCATGCGCATGGAGCAGTTCCTGGCCAACCGATCCAGCGCTTCTGCAGCCGTCCTCGTTCTCAGTAATGATCCCTCATACTGGAAAGGGCGGAAGAGCGCCGGCGCAAGCGACGCTGCGTTCGAGCTGCGTGAGGGTCGGACGGTGACGGGGATACTGGACTGGGCGGATCACGCCGGGCCAGGGACGAAGCGCGGACGGGAATCGTCCATCACGCTCAAGGGTGCCTACGCCATGAACTGGCGCGATTATTCCCGCATCGACGGGAGCTTCGGAGAGTTCCGTTTCCTCTACATTCCGGTCGCGTTTGGCTGAGCATGTTCCCCCTCGGCGTAGATCACGTCCGTGATCCGCCTCAGCAGCGCAGCGTGATCAGCGAGGGCCGTGACATGGCCCCAGTGCACGTCCTCGGCGCTGGCGAAGAAATGGTCGTCGCTGGCGGCGCGGATTCGGTCGAGGGCCGCGTCGATCTCGGCCTTGCGCGCGATGAAGGCGGCGAGCGCGGCG